AGCTTGTTTTAGTGCCGCCACTATCTCCTTGTGGTTTGTATCAATTCGTGCGTATGTCATTGATTTTCCATTAGAATAGATTAGTATTGGCTAACTTTACCATTATAAAGGCTTGGCATGAGCAAACCAGCGTGTAGTGATTCAGAGTTTATATCATTATTTAAAGAACATAGATCTCCTACAAAAGTAGCTAGGGCATTAAATGTTGATGTCAGAAATGTAATGATACGCAGAAAAAATATAGAAAAAAAGTACGATATTCTGCTTGAAGCCAATAATAATCGTGGTGTTCCAAGATTTACCATTCCTGAAAATAAAATACGCTGTGAATACGAATTAAAGAATGGCGTGGTTTTAGTTGGTTCAGATTGCCATTACAACCCCAAATATATATCTACTGCCCACCGTGCTTTTGTATATTTTACAAAACAATTAAAGCCAAACATGGTAATCCTAAATGGGGATTTGTTTGATTTTGCGGTAATTAGCCAGCACAACAGGATAGGTTATCAAGACCACCCTACAGTCCAACAGGAATTAGAAGAAGTCCAAGCTAGGCTAGGTGATATTGAAGCTGTACGCCCTGCTGGGTGTATATTGCACCGCACCATTGGTAATCACGATTTACGCTTTGATGGCAAGTTGTCCAATGTCCTACCCCAATATCAAGGTGTCAAGGGTATGTGCCTTGCGGATCACCTGTACGGCTGGTCATATAGCTGGTCAGTTATGATTAACGACAACACAATGGTCAAGCACCGTTGGCATAATGGTATTCATGCGGTGTATAACAATGTCCTAAAAGGTGGCAAATCAATGGTTACGGGGCATTTACACTCCCTGAAAGTAACCCCTTGGACTAATTACAACGGTGATTTATACGGTGTAGATACTGGAATGATGGCGGCAGTTAAGGATGAGCAATTTCTATACCATGAAGATTCAAGCGTTAATTGGAGAGCAGGATTCGCAGTTCTTACCTATGTAAACGGTCATTTAATGCCACCTGAATTAGTGCAGGTTATTAATGAAGATGAGGGGCTTGTGTTTTTTAGGGGTGAACTATATGAGATTAAATCCTGAAGTATTAAAAAACCTATATGCAAGCCTGTATTGCTGTTATCCGTTTACCAAATGGCCTATGCCATTGCCTGAAGAAATAGAGTTTATTGTTACCCCTGACCCTGAAGTAATGGGGACTTACCTGCTAGATACGGGTGAGGAATACAGTCATACCATTACCATATCATCGGGGCGTTGTAGCCACTTCTATACCGTTTTAACCACCCTTGCCCATGAGTGCGTACACATGAGTTTTCACAAGCAAAAAGGGGATAAATGGATGCAACACGGAAAGCCGTTTAGAACCCGTTGCAAGATGGTAGCCAGCGAATTAGGGTTTGATCCGTTAGAACTTTAATGTTTGTGCGTATATACAATGTATATACATTTCATTTAGCCATGATGTACAAACCGACATTAGAAAAAGCGTAGCCTGTATATACAACAGCCATAGGTAGGTTGCCCTTGAACCCTTGTTCTAAGCCAATATAAAAGTAAATCAATCCAGTAACAATGATTAACCAGCTACTCATTTATAAGACTTTCCGTTTTCTCCAACAACTGTTCTTCCGTGATTCCGTATTCTTGTTCGAACCGTTTACGACCCATTCCGTGAATACTGGTATTTGATCCTCGATGGTGGTAGGGGCAAAGACCGATAACTGGCGATAGGCTTCTAACGCCACCTCGTCTAATGTGATGTAGTTCCGCTGGCGTTCCCTCATTACCTTGATGCCTGCATAGTGAACATCCCAGTTCACTAATTTTGCGATACTTTTCTTTCTCACTTTTCGTGGCCATTAATATGATCTACAGTAAGTTGTTCTAATTTTTCACCTGATTCCGCAATGTCAACGCTTAATTCAAGCATTTGCGTATAGTCTTTACGGTTTAAGGCATCCTCATACATCTTGCAAAATAATTTAAGAATTAAAAATTCTTCGGTTACTTTCAGGGTCATTTCAATATCCGATCTTGGTTACGGTTAGATACTTCTAGGGTCTGCCATGTGGAATGTCTAAGCCGTGCGGCTTCCAGCTCCCACTTTAACTTTTCTGCGTTTTCCGTAGCCGCTCCAATCGCCTTACATAAATCTTGGTAATCTTGGCTTCGATAAGCTTCACGCTCCTGAGCCCCGAGAGATTGTTCAGCAGTTTGTGCCATTTTAATAGCCTTGAGCGAACTCTTATACGCCTCAAGTTGTGCAAGTTCACCCTTTGCCTGTGCATATTTACCTGCGTTTTCTAATATAAAGTCTATACATTTATTGGGGTCTATCTCTCTCATTTTCCTAATCTCTTTTTAATTAACATTTTAATTTCCGCTTCGGTGTCGGGGTATTGTTGTATTAACTTAACCACCGCATCCCAGCCACGCTTCTTTGCTACAGCAATATACCAATCTACAAGGTACATCTGCTTTACTGCTTTGGGTCTTTGTTTAATACCCTGAATCATTCCTGCAAATGGATCAGGCTTCAACTTGCTTTATCTTCTGACTAATCCTAGACCGCCATTGTTGCCAACCCTCACCAGCATAAGCAGGGCAATTAACTTCTTGGGCTTTCTTAGCTGTTAATTCTTCGCTGGAATACCACGGTAATTCAGGCTTTTTAAGTGGTTCAATGTCAAGTTCGTCATCATAACGCCCAGCCCGTAACCAGCTAGCAGGGTATGGTATGAAGTCTTTAGCGGTTTCTTTAATTTTCCAGTATTTCAAATGGCTTGGCAGGGCTTCTAAGGCTTTTTCCTGTTCATCGGTAGTCATAGACTTCCAAGCCTTTTCAGCGTCTTTACGAGCCATTTTACGAGGATACAAGGCATAGAAATCATTGAAGTTCATCTAATTGCTTTCTTAAAGCCGCACATTCATCTTCTAACATTTGTGTGTGGTTAGATTTTTCAGTATCAGCAAATTTTAGTATTGGCTTGTCTAATGCCTGTTTAGCCATTTCAATATATCTGTCCACCTCAAGTCTATCTTCCCCACCAATGGCCGCATTGCTATGACCAATTGGCTTTCCCATATTGTCGTAATACACTTCACGAATCTCAAAGTAATCTTCGTATGAATTACTCATATTAACTAAGCGTAGATTCCAAGTCATGATTTCACCCATAAAATAATTAGTAATAACAAAGTTATAACAACGCCAAATATGGCAAAGATTCCAACAGAAAAAATCAACATCAAATTTTCAATCATGTTGAAAGTATATGTTAAGTTGTCTTAATGATTGTTATTTATTTCTAGGTGTTTTCCCTATGTGTTGTTTTTTTGTCATAGGTGTCCCAAAGGTGATAGCACCCCATCCATTCAGGATGTGTCCCGAACTAATGCTCCCGAAGGTAGTGTTCATTCGATTACAAGGTTGTCTGTCACCATTGTCCTTGTATCTTGTGTAGTCCCCACTCAAGGCTACGGGGCTTGCTGTCAGGTGTAGACCAGCCCATGTTCTATTCCACGCCACCCATTTAGGTGCTTTATATCGTTTGGAGTACGAATGGGACTGACAATAAAAAAGGGCTTTATAGGTAGCTTTAGCTTGAACGGCTTGGGAAAATTACCTCACGAAACTTTCCTAAACCCTAAAACCACCTATAAAACCCTATCCTATCGAGTGTTCAAGTCCTCAATATTTTAAGTATACATCAATCTAATTCAGGCCATATCAACTTGTAATTTTTTGGAAACAAGTTTTTTCGCGTTATTAAGCCATGCGATTCTTTTTCCAATGTTGCGGCAAGGATCACCAGCTTATCGTAAGGAATATCCCCGTTTTGCCACATAGACACAGCTGGAACGGACACATTGACTATCTTGGATACCCGTGTACAACCGCCTAAAAGTCGAATCATTGCTGTTGATGATATTTTTTCCATAAGCTATCTTAACATTTTTACAACAAATTGCAAATAAAGTGTTGCTTTATGTTTTAAGTTGGCTTAATATCTAAGTACGGTATATGCCGTGTTAATTAGGAGAACTCGTATGAGTGAGCAAGATCAAGACTTACACAGCTTCCAACAACATTTGGAACGCATCTTTAAAGACCTCGAAAATGGGGTATTTATTACAGCAGATGAGATAGGTGACCTACGCTATGCGTGTGGCTTGCCATCACCAATCCGCAACACCCATGTAAACCCCGTTTTGCGTGATGTTATTAATGATTTTTCTAAAATTTTTGGAGCAAAGCAATGATTATTTCAGACAACAGTAAAGAATTTAAAATAGCCCCAGCAGGGTTACACATGGCTCGCTTGTACTCGGTCATTGACCTAGGGCATCAAGCTACCGAATGGGCTGGCGAAACCAAGATCATGCACAAGGTTGTATTGACTTGGGAATTGCACGGTAATGACGACCAAGACCAGCCATTAAAAACAGATGACGGTAAACCTTTGATTGTGTCTAAGCGTTATACCGTTAGTCTTGGTGACCAAGCTAGATTGCGTCAAGACCTA